ATCCACCTTCATCGGCATCACTCACAACGTGAACTCCAACAACGATATTAGTAGGATCTATTTTAGCATAACTTGCCATTTAAATCACCTCCTACGCGTCGTCCAATATTTCGTAACTAATAGTTAGAACGGCATCCCCGTTAGCACTTGCACCAGCTTCAATATTGTCACTTTCGTTTAAATAGATCATACTATTTTTATCTATTACAATCAAAGTAGAATCTGCTGGAACTGAAACTGTACTTGCTAGTGCTATAGGTGATCCACCTGATTTAGTTATAAAAACCGAAACATCCACCGACGCTGAACCATCAATGTTAGCAATAATAATACTGTTAACTTTAATTAATTTGTCAGTAGCACACGCTAAAATTTCTGTAGTAAGCGTAGTTGTTAAAGCCGCTTGTTTTGATAAACCTAGTATCGATGATACATCTACTATATTTGGATTTGCCATAATTTAATTCCTATATTGTTTCCATTTTAACCGAAAATCATGGCCATCGCAATAGCTTTCCCTGTTGTTACTCCTGCCGCAGGCAGAGCTGTCCATGAAGCCACACCCGCTGTCGTCGCCGTCAAGGCTAAACCATTAGTAGCTGGTGCAGTCGTAGGTAGTTGAATAGTATAGGTACTTACTCCCGTAGGAGCTTTTACAGCTACATATTCACCGCCGGTGTCATCCTCAAAGTTAATTTGGTTTTGTGTTTTTAATGTAATACTGGATAAATCTGCTAAGACATCCACCACATTTGTCCCATCGGAATATAAAATTTTATGTCCTTTATCTGTAGTAGAAAAACTAGGTCCTGTTCCAGTTGCTGTTTTAACTTGTACTGCGTGAGCACCTGTTGAAGCATTATGAACAATCCACCAATTTTCTGTGCTATCTGGAACAGTAACGATTGTTCCGGATCCAGTTAAAGCTCCGGTTAATTTCCAAACTCTTGTTGCAAGCGTTGCACCTGTTGTACCACTATTTTTAGCTAAAGCTAAAGTTCCACTATCAGTTAATGCTTGAGCTACATAACCACCTGCAATTTGTTCTAAAATTTGAAGGTTGGTATTAGTAATAGTACCCCATTGACCGGATTTTTCTCCAGTCACCATTAATTCTGTTCCTAAATTTGTATAACTCGATGGCATAATTTATCTCCTAACCATTATAATTTTGTTAAGCCGCTGTGTCAACTTCCGTCCAAGTATTAGTTACTCCCGGTACTACTGGCGACCATGCTGATAGTTTAACATTTTGTAGGGTCGCTGTCATTCCTATGCCAGTTAATCCTACTACTTGATCATCTACATCAGAGGCTCCTAAAGCCCCTGTTAAAGACTGGCCTGTTACTTCCACTACAGAAACTGCATCTACCGTACCTAAAGCTCCAGTTAAGGCTATTCCTGTAAGAGTGACATTTGCATCTGCTGTAGTTCCTTCATTTCCAAGTGCTCCAGTTAAAGCCTGTCCTGTTACTTCAGCTACAGATACTGCATCTACAGTACCTACGGCACTTGTTAAAGATTGACCTGTAAGAGTAACATTGGCATCAGCCGTTGCTGATTCATTACCAATTGCAAAAGTAAGGGCTATTCCAGATAGTTCTGCTAAAGCATTTCCACCACCAGTAGCAGTTCCAAGAGAGCTTGTTAAAGCTTCGCCTGTAGCTGTTACATTTGCATCAGCAGTAACGATTTCGGTTCCAATTGCTCCAGTTAAAGCCTGTCCTGTTACAGAAACAATAACATTAAGATCAACTGATTCATTTCCTAATGTTCCTGTTAAAGCTTCTCCTGTAAGTGTAACATTAGCGTCAGCTGTTACAGTTTCAGTTCCAATTGAAGTGGTTAAAGATTGCCCAGTAACTGCAGCATTGATTGAAATAGTTGCAGTTGCACTTCCTATGCTTGTGGATAAAGTATTAAGTTGAACTCCGTTACCCCAAACTCCGTCACCGAAGCCTTCAACGGATGATCCCCATGCACCGTAGTCAATAACAAGGGCATTATCTTCCCATGCTCCCAACCCCCAGTCATTGGACCCCCAACCTGACGGTGCACCTGCCATTTAAAACCTCCTTAGCTAATTCTTAATATAGCTGCAGAAGTTGTAAAAGCTGGGAATTGTATTGTAAAAGTTCCTGCTGTTGCTGTTTTATTACCACCAAAGTCTAAGACAGCTACTGCTGCATTAGTTACTGCTGATGATGTATTATAAATTAGCGCTCCTCTTGCAGTTAAAGTAACTCCAGTAAAAGAAAGATCAGCGAAATCTACAATTGCCACACCTGTTGCTACAGATGTTTGTTGACTACCGACAGCAAGGTTTTTTCCACCCGCTGCATAGTCTCCACTTCCAGTATCTGTTGCTTCTCCTGTTGCAGTATACGCTGTAGCTGATGCACTTAAGTTAGCTGTACTTTGGTACAAAGCTAATTTAAATTTATCACCAGTTGTTTGCGTAAAGTTTGCGTCTCCTTCTAGTAATTGCTTTTTAAAACTATTACATATTGCTTGTGCTATTGCCATTATATTCTCCTCATAATTTAATTTTTTACGGTGATGGTGACGGTATTTTAATTCTCGGTACACCAAAATCGTAATCATCTCTACGTCTTCTACCCATTTGTTGAAGAGCGTAAGTTTGTATAGCTTCATTATACTTTGCTTCATACAGTTTGTACATATCCATAGGACCTTTTAAATAGCCATAACAATTGACCAAGCACCCATAAAGTAATAAATCAGGATCCTTGGTTGAAAGAGTCGTGGTTGTATTAGAAGAGCTTAGAGCTTCTGGAGTGAAAATATAATTCAATTGCACCCCATAAACCACATCTGGTGTAGGAGCCATAACTATATTATTTGGGTCCCAATTCGCATAATATTTAGGAGTCCCTGAAGTAGTGGTTGAAGGATAAAATTCACTTATAAAGCTGGTATCCTTCTTTTCTAACATAGATCTTTCAAAAGAAGAATCCCCTGTTTTACTGGTTAATTGTAAAGATCGGATGATATAACAGTCGGTTGGAAGTAAAAGATAACGATTCGTTCCAGTAGATAAAGAAGTTTCATATTTTCTAGAATAATCTGCATCAACTTCCCTAAAAATTTTAAATTCTACATCTCTGATAATACCATCCAAAATTGTAGAAGTTAAAACACTGCTACTAACTTCAGTGTAGTCTCTTAATTTTGTTATAAGTTCTGCATACGTCATGTTATAGCTACCACTACATTTCCAACAGACATTCTAGCCTGTCTTTTTTTATTTTCTTCATTAGCTGTTTCAGGAGGCATCATGCTTCCTGATTCACTAGCAGCTTCACTAGGTATAGGATTAATATTACCATTAATCGTAAACCACGCTGCTGGATCTAATTGTACCAAAATACCACTTCTATGCAAAGGTCTTGGGTTTCTTAAAGCAATTGGATCAGCACTAATTAATTTAGGATTGATTTGGGGTTGTTTAGCTTCCCATTCACTAATATGAACAAAAGCTCCAGTCCATTCAAATACCATTTCTCTGTAAGGAAATTGCATTCCCGATCTATCTGAAATGGCTAATGCATATTTTCCACTGGCAAATTTACCCATTATATACCTGCTGGAAAGTAATCTTTAGGAGCTATAAAGACTGAAGTTCTCTGACCGTCTTCTACTAAAGCTCTGTTGAGTTCATCTTCATAAGCTATCTTTAACATCTCTACTCTTTCGGGTGCTTTTTTTTGAGCTAAGTAGTAAGCTAATCCTGCACACATAGCAGGTTGAAATCTATAAACAACATCAGCTTGTTGATCAGAATAAGCCGTTGCATCTTGCAATTTTTTAACATAATAATATTTTAGATAAGTGTAGGTACTCGCATCTGGTGTTTGGAATAAAGTAATTATAGGTGGTTGCACTCGACTTACATAATATTGAGAAGGTTGTCCTAATGATCCTTTAGTAGGAGTAGATGCATACTCTGATCTAGATATTTTAGATAAAGCTACATCTTGGGTACTTGTTGTAATAGAATCTGTTGTAGAAATATACGCTTCTAAAATAACACTACAATCAGTATCCGCTGTATATTCTCTAACGCCTGATGATAAAGCTTGGTGTTTCAAAGCCACTTTCCATAAGTGAACTCCTCTGTTTCCCCATTCTGAAAATAAAATATTTAGACTTCTTCTAGCAGTTTTAAGATCGTAACCGCTATTGGTGTTAAGGCCTATTCTTTCGTAGCCTTCTTGAATTATCTCGTCTATATCGAGATCGAATGCTGTTGTTCCTGATGTCGCCATAATTCATTACAATAAATCCATATCAACACCTCTGCCGATAATGATTTCCCCACCTGTTGCTTTCTTTTGTACTTTCTTTTTATCTTTAGTAAATAACTTACGCTTTCCTGCTTCATAAGCTCCTGCCACCGCTGTAGCAGCTAAAACCGCTTTACCCAGTCCTGTTCTTTTAAGTAATGTTTTTCCAACTGCTCCTGCAGTACTCAATTGTCTTTTTCTTTTTAAAAAGTCACTTGGATCTCCTTTTCCTATAAAGGGGATTCTTTTCACATAAGGAAGTTTCCCAAAAGCTCTATTTGCTTTACCCATAGCAGTTGATGCTTTAGTTTTTTTCGTAGCTGCACCTAAACTTGTTAAATATCTTTTATAATCTTTTGCGTCTTTCCAACCACCTCTTTCACGGTGTTTAAATAATTTCATAAATCTTTCATGAGTTTTAGGACTTACTTTTTTACTATCAAAAATCTTGCCTCTCTTAGCTTTTCTAACAGATAGCTGAGGTTTCCATCCTGGTCTATAAGTTGGTCC